TGCATCACGACATGACACGCCCCATCGGTAAGTGGACACACATGGAAGAAGACAGCAAAGGCCTTTACGTTAAAGGTAAGCTGTCCCTTGGTGTTCGTGACGCTGACGAGGCCCATAAACTATTGAGAGATGGCGTCATTGACTCTATGTCCATCGGCTACATCGTGGAGAAAGAAGTATACGACTATCAATCAAGCAAGAATCACCTACACGAGATCGCTCTTCACGAGGTTTCTCTGGTGACCATCCCCGCAAACGCTCAAGCCATGATTTCGGCAGTTAAGAGTGAGAACGGGGACCTCGACATACGCTCACTTGAGGCAGTCCTGCGTGAGGCAGGGCTCTCCCGTCGAGAAGCCAAGGCGCTATTAGCCGGCGGCTTTAAAGCAGTAGACCCTGAGCAGGATATTGTCAAGGAACTAGCGGACGACTACATCAACGCAGAGGTCAGCGCGCAGCTGGCTAAGCAAGTACGACTCCATAATCTAGCAACTAAACTCAAAGGATATTAATATGAGTGAAGTAGAAACTAAAGTAGCCGAGGAGGCTGTCGAGGCACCCGCCATCGAAGTTAAGGCCGACGAAGCTGAAGTAGAGACTAAGTCTGATCCAATCGCTGAGATTGAGAACAAGGTCGAGTCTGTACTCGCTGAGAACGCTGAGGCAAAAGCTGCCGTAGCAGAACTCGAAACTAAAGCATCAGCACTTGAGGCAGACCTTGCCGCTAAAGCTGCTGAATTAAACATTAAGGCTGAGCAACTCGAAGAACTCGAAGCTAAAGCCGCTGCACCCGCAATTCACACAAACAAGGAATCCAACGTAATGGACTCAAATGTACAATTCAAGACCTTCCTGAGCGAAGGCGTTGACGGTCTTCGCGCTAAAGCTGCTGACCTCCAGATCTCTACTGACGCGCAAGGCGGATACGCTCTTCCAGAAGAGCTGCGTCAGAGCATCATCATGCTTGAGAAGGAAATCTCTCCTATGCGTCAAGTTGTTTCTGTAGCTTCTGCTGCAACAACTGATGTCAAGCAACTCGTAAGCATCGGCGACGCTGCTAGCGGATGGGTTGGTGAGACTACTTCACGTGGAAGCACTAACTCTCCAGAGCTTGCTCAGCGCACTGCTACTTTCGGCGAAGTTTACGCTAAGCCTCTCGTATACCAGCACATGCTCGAAGATGCATTCTTCGGTGTTGAGTCTTGGTTGACTGGCGAAGTTGCTCGTCAATTCGCTGAAGCTGAAGGCGCTGCTTTCTTGAACGGCGACGGCAACAACAAGCCTGTCGGCATCCTGAACGGCTTGACTTTGTCTGGCGATTCTGCTGCTAATGACACTACTGGTGCTTACCAGGTTCTTAACTCTGGCGTTGACGGAGCACTCGGTGCAACTGACGCTGCTACTATCGACTTCCTGCGATCTGTCGTCCTGTCTTGCAAGACTGGCTACCTCGGCAACGCAAAGTGGATGATGAACCGTGCAACTCACGACGTACTGGTTAACCTGAAGAACGGTAACGGCGAGTACTTCTTGCAGCGTAACCTGACTGAAGCTTCTGCTACTAAGATCTTCGGCTTCGACATCATCATCAACGAAGACATGTCTGACATCCCAGCTACTACTGGCGACGCTGCTCCAATCCTGTTTGGTGACTTCGCTCGTGGATACCAGATCATCGACCGCGTTGGCGTTTCTATGATCCGTGACCCTTACACTGTACCTGGTGCCGTGAACTTCTACACTCGCAAGCGTGTTGGTTCTATGGTTCTTGACGCGTCTGCGTTGAAGGTAGTTGCTGTATCTAAGGTTTAATTGACCTTATAGACCTCGAGGAAGGTCTCTAATAGTCTCCTCCCCACTGCGCCGTCCGGTGGTTAAACTCGGCGGCACTAATTCAACAAGAGGACTGCATTGTGACTACAGGCAATAATCTATTTAAAACAGCCGACTACACGGTCTCTTACACTTCTGGGACAGTACACACGGCTCCTCTCGGTTACCGCACAGGCGTCTTTCAGGCGCAACTGTCGGACGGTGACATCATAGTCCTACAAGGCCGCGTTGGCCCTGAGATGGACTTCGCGGACATAATAACATCGGTTAATGCGCCAATTATTTATGAAGTGGTGCTGGCTCCGGAGATGCGCGTCCTCGTGGCGAACACCTCGGGTGAGACAGTCGTAGCAAGAATAACGGGGTGATCTATGTCAGTAACTATACAGAGTGCCGGCATGGTGATTCGGAGTCTACTCGACACCAACACGGTGACTACACCCGAGACGCCTGCTGGAGTTCCTGAAGGCACGGCCTCAAACTTCACGTTTGTCTCATCTAAGGACGACCTCCCCACTCCCGTCTCCGGAGTACACACACTCCTCGGAGACCATACGTACTTCTTCCTAGGTACAGTTGACCTTATGGGTGGACGCATGGTCGGGCAGTTTAACACATGCATCTTGGGGCACTCGTCTGAGAACGCCTTCATAACCTCTACAGGACTAACAGCGGGCGTTGCTTTATTTACAACTGAGTGGACTACACCTATACGTCACGTCACGTTCTTTGACGTAGATACCTGCCTAGACATCGACGGGACCGCCAATCTGCCTCAGCCCTTAGCTCTGGATTGGACGGGCGTAAACTTTACTAACATCCCTAACGTCGGTCTCATAGGGACCACTGACAATTTTGTTTATACTAAGGGCGCCTTACTGGGTGCTAACAACCTACGGTTCACAGGTAGCCAAGGTACTATCAGTATTGCCGACAGCCTACTAAGAGGAAGCGGAGGGTCTTCCCCTATCGTACACATCGACAGCGCGTGCACCGTGTCACGCAGGTTCCGTATCATCTACTCGTCTATTATCGCCTTTGGAGCCACCACTGCGCTTGACGTAGACACCTTAGCGGGGATACCTACAGAGGGCTTCATCCTCGACACGATTAACTTCGCCGGTGGTGGTAATTACCTGCCATCTGTAGGTACGGACTCTAACAAGTCACTATTCTCAGGCTGTAAGGGTATCGTTAACACAGCCGTGAATGGACAGGCGTACATGCGTAATAACACCACAGCCAGTGTCATAACCGCTACAGACACCTTCGTTAAAGTAGCAGGGACGACTGATGCATCCGCCGATAACGCTAAATACGCGCACGCGAACAACAGACTGACTAACGAAGCAGAGGTCGAGAGGAAGTACCTGATACAGTGCTCTCTGTCCTTTACTTCGGGCAGTAACAACATCTGTGAGTTTGGTTTCTACGACTCCAAGCTGGGGGCTATTAGAGACCCATCACGCACATTGGGTACTGCAAACTCGTCGGGTCGTCTTGAAGGGCTTACCTTCTCCTGTATCGTGCAACACTCTACAGGTGACTATTTAGAGATCCACTGCGCTAACACTACGGGTACAAACAACATAATAGTAGAGGCTCTGAATTTTATAGTTTCCGAAATCAGATAAACACCTAATACCTCCCGCCCTCTTCGGAGGGCTCCCTAATCCACAGGAGGCCACATGGCTAACCCAGTAACACTAGCGGAAGTGCAACAGCACCTACGCCTCGGCACTCTTGACACAGCCGAGCAGACCGAGATCAACACAATGATCGACGCTGCAACTGAACACGCGGAAGCATTCTGCAATCGTGGCTTCCGCTCAGGAACAAAGACCGAGCAGTATGACGAGTTTCCATCGTCTGATGCTACTGCTTTGGTACTCTTTGCCGACGCGCAAAGCGTGAGTAGTGTGTCTTACTATGACACAGAAAGCGCTGAGCAATCTTACGGCACGACCCGTCTCGTTAATCGTGGCGGGCGCTCTTACATCTACCCCGCGTTCGGATCGGACTGGCCGACCGACTGCGGCAACAAGCCCTTCAACATCACCGTCACATACGTTGACGTGGATGAGTCGTCGGTGCCGTCTTCAGTCAAGTCGGCTATATTGTTGCTTGTGGGTGACATGTACGAGAACCGTGAGAACTCGGTTACCGGACAAGGCGTAACACACGTCAAGATGTCCTTAACGGCGGAGCGCTTGCTCACTCCCTACAAAACACGCCTAGCGTAAGGGGGAGACATGCGAGCCGGACGACTCCGACACAAAGTCACACTAATGACTCCTGCTAACACTGTCAGTGATCTCGGCGAGATCGAGACAGGCTACACCAACGAAGGAACCTTCTTTGCGGAGGTTGTCTCGAAGGTAGGCGGTGAGTTCACAGCTGACAACGCTACAAACTCAACCACAAACTACACGGTATACATGCGCTACAACAGCTCCGACTTGAACTTCATACAGGCCGACAGCTTCTTAGTGTTTGGTACTCGTGTACTGCGTATACTTTCATCAGCCATGGCCGATCACCGCAATCGCATGATTGTGATACAGGCCGACGAGATCGCGACTCGGACACTACACGGTGACGTGTTGTCTGTTGTACCTGGCGGTGCTGACGGCATACAGTTGCCCGACGCTATCACCGACGATCTGCTCGAGCTTGAGTAGGAGGTAACATGAGCTTAGCGACATCAATAAGATCTGCGCTAGTGGGTAATACAACCCTCAACGCGCACACTGGTGACCGTATCTTTTACCTACGGTTCCAGCAAGGCGACACCCAGCCTGCGGTAGTATTCCGCCCGCTCGGTAACGTCAACGACACAACACACGGAGGCACTTCGGTGCTACTAGAGCCAGAGGTTCGACTGGTTTTGCGAGCTGAGCGCTTGTCTCAAATTGAGGCTATGCGTCAGGCTATCATTGACCAGTTCATAGCACCTGAGATTGCCCTCGATGGGTATGGTGCTGCTCACGCCATCATTAATGATCTTGGCGCCGAGTACGACGACAAGCTACGTGTGTATCACCACTACATCACCCTTAATTTGCAAATGAGGACAAACTAATGGCAATCACAGCCCCATTCCACGGCCGCACTACTGAGTTTCACATCACTCCTAGCATCAGCGGCACTATCTCTGCATCTACTAAGATCGCTGAAGTTGACGACCTGTCAGCTCTCGAGCTTAGCCGTGCAACTGTTGACCTGCTGTCATACGGTGACGACGACATGCGTAAGCTCGTTGGTGCTAAGGACAACGGTTCAATTTCACTGACTCTTAACTGGATGCCCGGTGACACCGACCACGACGCGCTTGCTACTGCGTTCGTTGACGGCGCTTCAGGCACTTACGCTATCCAATGGGTATCTGGCGCTGAGACAGCACGTGCTGACTTCACTGCGTTCGTTACTTCATACGGCGTAGCTAGCCCCAAGGAAGACAAGGTTACTTGCACTGTTGAGCTGACTATCACAGGCGCGGTTACTTTTGACCTGACACCTGCATAAGTTTGACGGGGGCCTTCGTGGCCCCTTATTTTTGAGGAGAGTATTATGGCATTATTATCGAAAGCAGACATTCTTGGCTGTAACGACATTCCCACCGAACTTGTTGAAGTTCCTGAGTGGGGTGGTTCTGTTAAGGTTCGCGGCATGACTGCGGGCGAGCGTGACCGATTTGACGATATGATCCGCACGCAAGGCTTGTCAGCGCTACGCGCTACTATGGCAGCCAACGGTATCATTGGCGAAGACGGTAAGCGTCTGTTTACCGACATTGAGGTGAGCAAGCTAGCCGAGAAGTCGGCCGAGGCACTTGACCGTGTGGTTGAGGTTGTATCGCGTCTCTCAGGACTAACTCCAGAAGATGCGGAGTTTCTTGAGGGAAACTAAAAAAGGACCCGATCCGGCTATTCAAGTTCCGTTTAGCCGGGCACTTAGGTATGACTGTGGGGCAGCTAGACCGCACCATGTCATCCAAGGAATTAACTGAGTGGATGGTATACGCCACTATCGAGCCGTTTGGTCCAGCTCGGGAAGACTACCGCGCTGCACTTCACGCATCGGTGGTTGCAAACTGTAACGGAGCTAAATCACAACCCGACGACTTCATTAAGCCGTTCTCGCATGCCGAGTACATGGCCGAGGTGAAAGAGAAGGAAGAACAAGAGCGCTTCACACGCAAACAAGAAGCCCAGATGGCAATCCTAAAAAGAATGATGGGAGCTAAGAATGGCCGTAACTAAGAAGTTTGGCGTGGAAGGACTAGAGGGCCTGCAAAAGGCCCTTAAAGAATTCGACGACGACATAATAAAGAAATCAGTTCGAATCGCCGCACGGGACGCTATGAAGCCCGTCGCTGAGCGTGCAAAGAGTATGGTGCCTGTGGATAAGGGTAACCTAAAAGAAACAATCAAGGTGTCCTCTGGAACCTCTCGCGGCAAGTACGATGATCGTATCGGCTGGGCTGCGGTAAAGGCTGGAGGCAAGGGCAAGAAGGACTCAGAAGGTCGCATGCCCGGTGAGTACGTGCTGTCTATGCACTACGGCAACTTCAAGGATGAAGAGGAGCCGTTCCTACTCGACGCGTTTGAGCCGCACGCACAGAGCATTGTCAACGACTTTGCCAAGGAGCTCAGAACCCAAACAAAAAAG